TTATTTCTTCGATATACGAGGAAGACGCTATTGCGGTGTCATACATAATAAAAAGTATGATGAACAGCCGAGAGTATGTTCTGTTTACCAAGTTCGAGGGGGTGATATACAACAGGTACGAGCTGGAAGAGGGGGAAGAAGAGGAAGAGCCAGAAGAGCCAGACACCTTTACCGAAAGGTGGTTTTGGTATTCCATTGTTAGGGCACTAGCGAATGAAGACCTACAGAAGTTTCAGTACGTTTACGATATGCGTATGTCGGATGTTCTAGTTGAGCTTGCCTACCGAGTACAGCTTTCAAAACGCATTGAGGCAGAGCGTAGGGCTGAAGAAGCCCGTAGGCGTTAATTTGTAAATTATCAAAAGGCTTAATGACTACTTTGCATAACTTTATCAAGAATCTTCGTGGTTTCTCAGAGGGACATCAGATGATTCGAGTTTTTAAGGTAATCGGGTCAATCGAAGAGGTTGATACTATCAACGTTGAAGCAAGGTCTCTTTTTATCTCAGTAGAGTCCACAAACATTTCTCATCGCAACAATACCTCGAAGGTGACGTTTGCTTTGTTCGTAGTGGACAAGAGCTTTTCTGATGATGAGGACGCACTAGTTCTTTCTATGCAGGAGAACATATTTGTTATTGGTCAGGTGCAGGATTTTATCCTTAGCATCGACAATGACGTAGAATTTGGTGAGGTAACTATCGCGCAAGCGCCAAGCACTGATTACAACCTTACTGCCGCGGTCTGCACATTCGAAGTGGACTTCGATAAAAATATTTCTTGCGGAGAAGACTCTCTGAACTCTACCTATGTAGCTGAGTAATGAGCGCAGCTAGACAGGGAGGCCAGCTTAGGGCTATTATGGTAAGAAAGATTCGGCAAGCTGAAATCAGCGAAGCTATGGTTGACATTCTTGCTGGAAATAATCAATACTATACTGGTAAGCTATCTCAGGCAATACTAAACCGCGACCTGTCTAAAAATCTAAGGCTTTCATATTCTATCAATAAAGATATGAATGTGATTGAAAATGTTGTCGTTACGTTTGTAAACAGACTGTCGGGTCCAAAGTACGCAGAACTAGTGGAAGAAACGCTTGGCCAAAATTCAAGTCAGGAAATAAGTGTAAGTAAAAGGGCTATTGAAAGCTGGATATTCGCAAAGGTAAAAAACGGAACTTGGAAGAACGCTTACGGCACAAACTACAAGAAGGTCAGGAAGTCAAGGCTTGGCGCAACAAAGACATACTTTTACCCACTCTCAGAAAAAAAGGCAAGAGCTAGTTTGGCATTTGTAATAGCTCGCTCTATCAACGAAAACCAAATACTAAAGAACAGAAGTCCGTTCTTAATAAACCCTAGGATTAACCTCCGCGCAGAGTTTGCGATTCTGTCAGGGCTTGAAGAGTTTAACGAAATATGGCTTCAAGACCTGGGATTTGAGTCAATCAACAAAGTAATTAGTATATTCCAATAATATGGCATCTCAAGACAAGTTAGACAAGGAAATTACATCGGTTAATAAGCTAACCGCCAGTATTGGTGCGCTTACCGCTAAGTTTACATCGCTCATTGAAGAGGGCAAGGATTGGAAGGCAATTCAAGGTGAAATTGGTTCATCTGTTGCTAAGTCTCGCGCGGACTTTATCAAACTTGTAAAAAGTGCTGAACTTGTTGCTAAACAATTTGCAGCCGATGGAAAAGCAGCAGAGGGGACATCCGAGAGAATTCAGGACCTTCAAAGGAAAGTAAAATCTCTTGACTCTACATACAGCACCCTTGTAAACAAAACCCTAAAGGAACTTCGCAAAGAGCAGACCGCATATAAGGAGCAACTACGCGAATTAGCACAGCAAGAAAAGACCGCGAGCCTTCAAGAGAAGGCGATTATACAGCAGCGAACCACTGCCGCTAAACAAGCTCTAAAAGAAATTAAAGAGCGGATTGCTATTGAGAGAGCTGACAAGAAAAAACTCTACGACCAAGAGACTGCTCAGATTAAGGAGTTGCTAAGGCTTCAAAAGAATAGGCTCAGTCAAATATCTCAAGAAGAGGCTAAGGCTAAAACTGACAGAAAAGAAAGAGTCTCCGCTGTAAAAAAGGAGTTTAGTGATATCCTTAGTCAGCAAAGGGCAGAGGTAAGACTAGCTAATGAAAAATCCGCGGCAAACAAAAAGGCAGCAGCGGCAGCAGAAAAGGCGGCAGAAAAGCAAAAGTTCTTTGGTAAGGCTTTTACAGACTCGTTTAGTCCGCAGGCTATCGGTAAAGCAGTAGCCAGTATCGTAAAATTCATCGGGATATATGAAGTACTTGGAAGAACCGTTGGGTTTGTTTCTGATTTCTTTAAAAACTCTATTAGTCAGTTTATTGCCTTCGATGCAAACATATCAAAGGTTTCTGCTGTAACTGGCTCAAGCGGAAAAGAATTAGAGTCGCTGACAAAGGAAATACGTTCTGTGGCTGTAGAAACAAGGTTTACTGCTTCAGAAGTTGCTGAGTTGGCGGTTGAGCTTGGAAAGCTTGGACTTTCATCTAGGGAAATTGCTGGCCTTATTAATCCAATTGCAATTGCAGCACAGGCAACTGGCGAAAGCCTAACTTCCGTAGGCTCTGCCCTTGTGAAGGTTAGCAACCAGTTTCAACTATCAACAGCGGAGGCATCCACATCATCAGCAATCTTAACGCAGGCGGTAAATAAATCAGCACTTACACTTGAAGATTTCGGAGTTGCAATTGGCTATGTTGGACCACTCGCGGCACAAAGCGGCCTTGATTTTAGTAAGACAGCCGCAATTCTTGGCGTTTTGTCAGACAACGGCTTTAGTGCTTCACGGGCTGGAACAGGACTAAGGGGTATATTGATAAAGTTAAAGAAGCCGGGAGAGGATATTGCTGAAACACTCAATACCCTTGCCGATTCAAATATCAGCGTAGCAAAGGCTGAAGAGCTTGTTGGAAGAACTTCCGCAGCTCAACTTATAACGATACTTCAAAACATTGATGCGGTAAATGAAAACATTATTGTTCAAGAAGGTTTTGCAGAGCAATTACGAGCTACTGGAGCCCAGATGTCGAGCTTTAGCGGTCAAGTTGATATATTAAAGAGTGCATACGCGGAACTTCAACTTTCTGTAGGGGATTTCCTAGTTAGTAACGAATTGGTACTTACCCTCATAGGAAAACTTAGTTCAAAGTCAGAAGAGCTGGCCCGAGGATTTGTTCTTATTAAAAATGAATCAGAGCGCCTTGGAGATGCGTTTGGCGACCGCCTTGCTTCTGGACTAAAAGAGGGAAACACTGAGCTTGAAATTTTAAACAAGTTGCTTAAGGACTCGAATGATGAAAATATTAAGGAAGTGCTTGCAACCCTCAATGAGGCAGACCCAAAGTCCTTAAAGGAATTAAACGAGGAGTTGGATAAAATTCAAAGGCCACCCGACTGGGCCCAATATATAATTCGTGACCTTAACGCATTAAACGCAGGCCTTGGCGCTGCGGCAAAGGGATTTTTTGATTTTACTCAAAATTCTGACGAGGCAGCTCAAGGCGTAAAGGGATTAACATCACAAATAACACTACTTAGGAATGAGCAGACAAAAAATACAATTCTTGAGTTTGGAGTTCGTTCAGTAAATAAGCAATATGAAGAACAAGTTGACCGAATTGCAGAAATAACAAACAAAACAAAACAAAAAGATGAAGCAATAAAGCTTTCTCAAAAGTTACAAGCTCGGTCAAATTCTGCGGAGAAAGAGTCAAACAAATTATTGCAGTCCGCCGACCCTTTGGAAAGAGCTAAGGGGGTGCAGTTAGCTGGTCGCGCAAAAGGATATAACATTTTAATAACCAGATTAAGAGAGTACACGAGTGTATTAAAAGAGAGCGAAAAGCCTGGAGGAGTTAAGGACCCCACGGACAAATACAAAAGTGAGTTTCAGTTAAGACTTCGTGGTTTTGAAATTGAAAGAAAGGGAGTTGATGACTCTCTAAAAGATTCTGAAAAAGCGTTTAAGTTCAGGATGGACTTAATCGAAAAGGAATACCTCGCCAAAGAGG